TGCTACAAGCACTTGGTGGTGGCCTTATCTCTAAGGATATGGCTATGCGCGAATTGCCATTTACTGTCAATGTTTCTCAAGAAGTTGAGAAGATTGAAGTTGAAAGTATGCGTGGTTCACTACTTAGCGGAATCACAGCACTATCACAAGCAATCCCATCTATGGCAACATCTGGTGCAGACCCATCTCCTATCATTCGTAAGATTGCTGATGTTATTGCTGCACGTCAAAAGGGACAGGCTTTAGAAGATGCAGTCGCTGCTACCTTTGCTCCAGAGCAACAAGTTCCTCCTGCTGGAGCCGCACCTTCCCCTGTCGAGCAGCCGTCCCCTGCTCCAGCCGCCGCTCCAGTAGGAGGCTCTCCTATAGTTCCAGCAGCACCAGCACCAGATTTACAGACAATTCTATCCACATTAAGTGGTTCAGGAAAAGCAACAGGACGAGTAACAACTAGAAGTTAGCAGGAAGTAAGGGACGATGACTACAATTGTTGGCATTCAAAAGCCAGACTGCGCAATTATAGCAGTCGACTCGCGTGTTACAGATGATGATGGCAGAATCTATAGCCATCCTGATATGATGAAATATGCAGAACGTGGTGCTTTTTTAATTGCTGGTAGCGGTGAAGTACTACCTTGTGATATTATACAAAATATGTGGACACCGCCTAGATTGCTTGCTGGCGATAAAGAGAATATCTACAAATTTATAATTACGAAGGTTATACCTTCAATAAGGGAAGTGTTAACAAAAAATGGCTACAACTTTGAAGAAGCGCATGACAAAAAAGAAGGCGAGCGCTTTCATTTTCTTATTGCATGCAATGGCGAGTTATTTGATATTGACCAAGATTTATCGGTTACTAGAGATGCACGAGGATATTACGCTATAGGCTCTGGTGGCGCATATGCTCTTGGCGCTTTATTCATGGGTGCTAATCCAATAAAAGCGTTAGAAGTTGCAACAGCAATTAGTGCATTTACAGCACCACCTTTTTACCAAATAGAACAATATAAGAATTAGGAGATACAATGGCAGGAGTTAAAGGACGTAGCGGTGGCGCTAATGGCGGCCCACCATACAATCCTGCAAATGTATCAGCCACAGGTGGTGCAGGACAAAGTGGTGATTATACAGGTTTTGCTTATGGACAAAATAAAGCACTAAACCAATCACGTGTTGAAGGAAATCAGGCTATTAAATCTATGCAAGCAAATGTTCCATCATCGGAAGCAATGTATGGTGGTATTAATATGCCACAACTAGGTACTTTATTAGACCCTACTAATAATCCAATGGAGCCAATTACTGCTGGTGTAGATTTTGGTGCAGGCCCAGGTTCTGATGCTCTACCAAAGAACCTTGCAAACAATACTCGTCCAGATGAGAACTCACAGATTGTTGCTGCATATCTACCAGATTTAGCGGTTGCTGCACAATCACCAAATGCACCTGATTCATTCAAGAGATTTGTTAACTATCTGGCGGCTCTATAATGTCAGATGTTGTATTTGAATCTGGTAGTTTTTTTGATAATGTAGATAAGTTTGCAAATTCATTGGGATATCAGAATGCTGCAATTGTTTTAGAACTTTCCATGATACCTTGGAAGTCACCAGAAGAACGCGATAGATTTATTGTAGGTCTTACTGGAGAAGACGTAAAAGGTGGGGACGAAAGACTTTATATTAAGAATAAATTTTAGGAGGTAAGAATGCCGTTGTGGGATTCATTCACCTCTGCATTGGGTAGTGTCGGGCCAACACTTAAGCGTCTTACTGGTGGCGGAAGTTACCTTAGCGCAGAAGAGCAAGAAAAAGAAAAGCAACTTAATGCTTCAATTAAAGATGCTCTTGCTAAAATTGACCAAGTTGGTAGCAATGTATTTGGATTTGGTGTAACTAAAAAAGCAATTAAAGGTGTTGGAGATAAGTTACTTCAGAGTGCGGTAGCGCTTAATCAAGAAGTATTATCGCCATATGTATTTCGTCCCATTTCAACCGCTGCATTACTTACAGATAAAGATTCACCATTATATAAAAAAGGTGAATTTGAAGAAGGTTTTCAGTTCTCAGATATCAAGGCTGCATATAATCGTAGCGCCAAAGTATCAGCATTTCAGGCTTTAACTAAATCTGACTTAACCCCAATTGAGGGTTTATCTTCTTTAATTCTTTCTACTGGAAAGATTGATTTAGATAAAGTTAATCTTTGGAACGATGAAAGCATCAAACAGAACTATGTTGATAATGCTGTAGGTCGTTGGTTTACTGGTATTGGTGATTTTGCTTTTGGAACTAAGGCACTAAATGTTGTTGGTAAAGTAGCAAAGGCTGGAGTTGTTGCTGGCGTTGGTAAGCCACTTGGTTTATCTACCAAAAGTAAAACAGTTGATGATTTAGCAGTTGAGATGGAAAATGGTATCAATTGGGCTAAATCTAATGGTACTCTTGGTATTCAAACTGTATCTGGTAGCCAGATGGTACGTCTTGCAGAGTCTAAAGACTGGGGCGAGATTACAGATGTTGTTGGCAAATATAGTACCAATGAGAAATTAATTCCACTTATTCACGATGCTACTGATGCTAATGTAGTTAAAGACATGATTCTTGCAGATAAGGGAAATCTTGCTGCTATGGAACGTCTTGCTGGAACTGCACCAGATAAGTTATTTGACCTATCTGATACCGCTGCACAGTTGCAAAGTAAGTATTTACTAACTGGTACATCATACTTGCCAGAAGGTGCTGCTGTACCACGTCTTAAGGCTGCATATGATGCTGCTATTGAAAGCAATCCACAATTTGCTAAACTTCGTGATGCATTTTTTGATGAGAACTACAACATCAAAATTGGTGGCAAGGCGTATATGCCTATTGAGCCAACCATTGCACGTAGTGCCTTTATTAAGGCTGGACAAGTTGCACGTGATATAAAAGAAACAATGAGATTCCGTGAATACGGAGACACATTTGTAAAAACTGCTGATTTCTTAGAAACAACTTTTGGTTGGCCAGGTCGCGTTGCAGTTAGAGCAGTTAAGTGGACTGCACGTCAGGGTGAGTATAAGCCACTAGGTTTTGTAACATTTTCAGGTATGCGTCCTCTTGATGGTCGCATTGAACTTAATGCATTCTTAAATAACTTGAAGATATTTAAGGATGGTAATGCTAAGATTGAGACTGCACCTAATGTTTGGGAGAAAGTTGGCGATGTACGTCGTCGCTTTGAAGAAGAATACATGCGCTCTCTTGGTAAGAACGAAGTAGAAGTTCTTGAGAAAATTGATGGGGAAATTGGTAAGATGCTTGCCTACAAGGCTGGCTGGTATGATGACAAAGAAATCTCATCTCATATCAATAAGTTTCGCCAGAACATTGTAACTGGACTTAATTCAGTCAAGCAAAATGGTTATGGTGTAGGTCATGATGGTACACAGATTCTTGTGCAACCACAGACTTTGCGTCAACTGGCTGAATCATATCGTTTTACTCCTTGGGATAATATTGAATCTCAGATTGAGCGAGCAATCGAACCAAGTCTTGTTAAATTTGGTAGACAATCAGCAACCAAGGCTACACAGGCTGTATTCCGTGACTTGAACCGTTTATGGACATTTAACGTACTTGTACGTCCAATGTACATTATTAAGCAGTCAATTGGCGAGCCTATTGTAAGCACAACACTTGCTCAAGGTTTAGATTTTATTTATAAAGATGTTGCAAAGATTGCATTGAAGAATGTTCCTTTAAATCTTGGTAACTGGGGACGTTCATATTTAGTACGCAATGTTACAAATCGTGCTGAATTTAAAGCAGTAAATGCTGCAGTTCGTGATAAGCAACTTATGCTATCTAAGGCTGTTCAGATTAAGAATACTGCTCAGGCATCGCTAGAAAACTTACTTTCAGATGTAACATCACCTGCAACTAGGGCACAGCATCTAGCAGCCGCACGTAAGGATTTAGCAGCAGCGAGCAAATTACTCGATGAACTAGAATTAGACTTACGCGCCGCAGTTGTACCGTACGGTGTAAAGGAAGCAATTCCTAGTACAGCAACATTAGAGCGTCGTATAGCATTCCTTGAATCACGTTCACCATCCAAAGCCGCTGTTGCTAAACTAAGAGAAGCCAAGCAGGCTATGGCTGATTACAATAAAGTAATCAATAAGTTGGCTACCAACAAAGATGTAATCAAGAACGCTGAACTTAAAGTAGCACAAGCATATAAAGATATTGATGACATTGTTAAGCAACTAAAGCCAGCATTACAAAAGCAGGCTAATGTATTTGGTAAGACAAATGAATTTAAGAAGCGTTACTATGCTAGAGAAGATTCTCAGTATCGTCTTGTAAATGGCCAATGGGTTGCAATTGATTCATTTGTCGCAGATAAGAGCACCTTTAGTGCTGCTATTCGTGCAGAAACAAGTAACGCACGTACCAGTGATTTGAACTTACTTGGTGATTTATCCGTAGGTATGCGCAAGTCTTTGATTCAACGTAAAGTTCCTGGACAGACAATCAAAGTAACTGACCAACTATACTTTCAAGAACTTGAATATATTGCTAATCGCATCGTACGCAAAGACCCATTGATGGATTTAATTCTTGCTGAAACACCAGCATCGGAATTGGCTAAATGGGCCACAAGTGATGCAGGTATTGCGTACATGAAGGCACTTGATGTAGTTGACCCAGCAGAATACTCATCACATATTGCTAATCAAGTAGCACTTGTACACCGTACATTTCCTACTATTGAATCACGTGCAGCGATTTTAAATCGTGAAGTAACAGCGCAAGAATTGCAAAGTATGCTTGCTGATAAGATAGATGAACTATATGATATTGTTCCATCTAACTACAATTATGGTGCTGCTAATATTGCAGATGGTAAGTATGCTGGAGTAAGCAATGCTGTAAATAATGCTGCTAGTACATTATTTAGAAAAATGGCATCTGCTGAAAACCCAATTCGTAATGCATTCTTTGATAGAATAGCAATTGATGAATTAGCACGTCGTGCAAATATTCTTGTATCTCAAGGTGTAGAAATGACACCTGCTCGTTGGAACGCATTACGCCAAGCGGCCGGACGTGAAGCCCTACAAGAACTAGAAAAAACTGTATATACGATTCGTCGTCAAAATACACTACTTCATAATGCACGTTGGGCAGTAGCGTTTCCTACAGCAACCGTAAATGCATTTTATCGTTACGGTAGATTAGCGGTTAAGAATCCAGTTCAAACTGCTGGTTTCATGTACAACTATGGTCGTGCATTCACTAATTTTGGTGTGGATGAAAACGGTAACCCAACTAATGATATGGCTAAAATTACCCATTTACTTGTACCTGGAAGTAAAGAAGTTAAAAGATTATTTGGCTTTACAGAAGAAGATATTGCGTTAAGTTCAAGGTCTCTTGGATTCTTGCTTAACCAACCATCACCATCATTTATTACATCATTATCTGTTGGTAAGATTATGCAGACATATCCTGGTACGGAACAAGGTATCAAGGATATGTTAAACATTGGTGGCGTGGATTACTTTAGTTTAATCTTCCCATACGGCGCACCAACTAGTGTCACCAAGGCATTTACTCCACCTTGGGCTAACTCATTCTACAATGCAGTTATGGGCCCACAAGGTAAAGCAGACTATCTTACTTCTTGGAACTCTATTTACAATTATCATCATATGTTATATGAAATGGGAATTGAAAAAGATTTTCCTAATGATGAACAAATCCTTAAAGAAGTTAGAGCAATGTGGCTTGAGAAAGCATTATCTGGATTCGTATCAGTATTTGGTGTTCCTTTCAAGGTAGAATCATCACCAATGCGTCTATCAACCAACTTATACTTCAAGTTAGTTGAAAAGTATACCAAACAAGGTATACCTAATCAAGAAGCCCGCGATAGAGCAGGCGATGATATGATTGGCCTACTTGGAACTAAGTTCATGGTTGACCGTGTATCATATAGTGGTGCTAGCAAGAATCTAAACATTCCTGCAACCTATGATGCTTATAAGCGTGTATTCTTAGATAATGATGCACTTGTCGGACAACTTGCAGCAATTGACCCTAACGATATTAGAGTGGTTGGGTTGTTAACTGCAGACCTTAGCAGAGACCCTGCTGAGAAGTCTGATAATATCCTAGCAATCTTATCTGACCCTAATCTTACACTTCCTGGTACAAGCAAGAGAATCAATGATTTCAAACTTAAGCCACAAGAAGTTGAAAGAGAACGTATTAAACAGCGTACTTGGGAACAATACAACTTGGTTAGAGATGCTCTTGAAGCCAAGATTACAGATGGTAAGACACTTCGCGCACATCCTGAATTAAAGGCTGTACTTGACCAAACTGTTGAAACCTACTTCAAGAATCAAAGCCAAGCATGGTATGATGAGTATATGCTTGCTGAAAATGGTGATACAGCATACAAGTATGCACGTGCATTAAGCACTATTGTATCTAATCCAAAGTTCATGAAGACTAATGGTGAAACTGATTTCTGGAATGATGTTGCAACATTTATGAAGGCACGTGATACTTTTGCTTTATTCTACCAATCATTACCTGATTATGATTCACGTAAGAAGGTCATTAAAGATGGTTACAATGAGTGGGTTGAGATGACTGCAAAGCAATGGAATCCTAATTTACAATATATTCTTAAAACCTATTTTAGCAATGATAATTTAAAGGCGGTAAACTAAGTGACAACACCATCCAAAACGCCTAACCAGGATGCACAGAATAATGCTATTCTTGCTGGTATTGTACCATTTTTAAATAGTTTACTTGCTGGTGGAGATAGTGGCGCTAAAGACACAAGCACCACCACCACCCAGACATCATTAACTAAACTTACATACAATACTGCTAAGGCATTATTAGACCAAACTGTAAAGGCTAGCGGACTTAACTACAAGATAACTGCTGCTGATATTAAACAGTTTATGGCTGATTTTAGCGAGGCTCAAAATAAGCAAATTGAAAAAGTAGTACAGACTGCACGTACACAGATTAAACCAGGGGCTACGGCGGAGGCTCAAAAGAAGGTATTTGAATCTGTTGCTCGTCAAGAGTATCCATCTTTCTTTAAGCCTGCTGATTTTACTAATGAGTGGCTTTGGAA